GTGATGTCACTGTATGAAGTCATCAACGAATCCATAATAGTCCCATCTGTGTCCCATTGTGTATTCAATCCAAGCAATGCAGGGCTAAATGTAGGAATAAAACTATTAAGCGAATCCGTGTTATTTGTAACAAGTGTTTGATTGGTGTAAGTAAAACCACTTAATGTAATTTCTGTTCTATTTAAAGCTGAATTATAAGTAAAAGAAACAACCGCACCATCTTTTCTTTCTGACAAAAAACCAATTGTGCAAAGGTCATTTTCAACAATACCACCATCTGCTTCAACTCTTGCTTTGTAAGCATCAAATAAAGTTGTGCCAGTTGCTAAATCACCGGTGTAAAGGTATAAGTCCTGACCAACCTCTAAATAATCAGTCCAATCCTCACTTACATAAATAACACTACCGGAACCGCCTATTATTGGCGCATCAATTCCGATGTATGTATTTGAATGAAAATCAACCCTGTAATTTTTGTCCTGTAGACTTTTTAATTCGCTTGTAAATAGTAACATTTATCTTTTAAATTGTGATTCTCTCCCTTGTGTTATAATCATATCACGGCCGCTTATTCTGGTATCTAAAACTATTGGTTGCATGTTTGCACCTATTCCACTCATGGATGAAAAACCACCGCCACCGGATGGCGAATAAGAACCAGAACCGCCACCGGTATCCATTCCTTTTTTACTTAGATTTGATATTGCGGCCCCTGCTGCAACTAATGCAACACCGCCTATTATTGCAAGTGCAGGATTAAAACTTTTAATTGCTACATCCAACATAACTTGCGCAATACCCATTGCAATCATTGCTTCACCAAATTGCCCCATAAAGCTACCTAATGAGTCTAATAAGCCTTTCCCAAAGTCTTTCACAGTCATATCCCCTCCACTTATAACAGTGCCTAAGAAGTCACCAAATTGCGTTAAACCTTCTGTTGCTAACGATTTCAATCCAGAACTTAAAGCGTCACCCATTTCTTCACCTAAGTCGGCCGCTTGTCTTCTTGCTGCTGCCATTGCTTGTTGGTCAAAAAGTTCTTCTGGCAATTCTATTGGCTTAATGTCTATTTGAACCGGTGCTTTTATTGGTTCATCAAATTTAAGACCTTTTGACTTTAAACCCTCAGTGATTGATTCAATTGCAGGTGTTTGTAAATTAGCCGCCGCAATTCCGTGGTTTTGTCAATCTCCGTTGTTGTGCCAGTTAAATCCTTTTTAACATCTTGCAAAGTGTCCTTAAACGATCCAAACTGCGCAGTTGATTCCCTCGATTTTAATTTAAAAGAATCTAAGAAGGCATTTATTCCGGTTCCAATGTCTAAGCCTAAAATATTGGCAAATTTTAAAAATGGAGTAACCATTGATTTTAATATGTCAATAAATCCGTTTGCAATTCCAACCCACGCATTATAAAAGAAATCTTTAAACGCTTGCAAGTTATTTTTAACGTATAAAAATGCAGCAACAATTGCCCCAATTGCAATAATAACGCCTGCAATTATTAATGTGGTTTGTATTTGTGCGGCCGATAGTGCAGCGAATGCAACCGTTAATGATCCAATAACAAAAACTAAAGGCCCAATTGCAGCCGCTAAACCTGCAACAACAGTAATTGCGGTTTTCATAGATGGGCTTAATTCAGAAAACCACATTGCAATGCCTGCTAAAAGATCTGCTAAAAATGCAATTGCTGGTGCCATAACTTCACCAAAAGAAATAGCTAAACCCTCTGTTGCTGATTTCAATTTAAACATTGAACCTTGCAACGTATTGTCCATTATTGCAGCCATTGCAGCCGCAGGATCTTTTGCGTTTGTGATTGAATCAGTTAATTCATTTACTGCATCTTTACTTGTGGCAAGTGTAATTGCAACGGCCGCATTTTCTCGGCTAAATAAATCCATTGCGGTTTTATTCTTATCGGTTGATGTTGCAATTTTATTCATTGCTTCATCATAAGTCATCCCAGTTTTTGAAAGAGTCAATAAGATGTTTTTCAATCCGGTTCCTGCCGTTGATGCTTCAATATTATTGTTGGCTAAAATACCAAGCATTGCGGTTGTGGATTCTATACTTTGACCAGCATTTTTTGCAACTGCTGAAACCTTTCCCATTCCAAGTTGAAACTTATCAAGATCAAGACCGGACATTGAGAAACCTGCTGCCATTGTATTAACAACACGATCCATTTCGCTTGCATCTAATCCAAACCCACGCAATGCACCACCTGCAACCTCAGCACTTTTCGCCAAATCTTCACCGGTTGCAAGTGCCAAATTTAAAGTTGCACCGGTTATTTTTTCAATTTCACTTGAAGAGAAACCTAACTTTGAATAGTTAAGCATCAAGTCAGAAACTTCAGATGCCGAAAATCTTGTACTTATTCCAAGATCTTTTGCTAACTTATTAAGGTTTTGAAACTCTGCACCGGTTGCACCACTTATTGCTTTAACCTTTGCCATTGATTGTTCAAAGTCAGCAAATGTTTTAACGGCTAAACCACCCATTATGGCCAATGGCGCAGTGATGTATGTGGACATGTCTTTGCCCACGCTTTTCATTTGCTTGCCTACCTTAGTAAGTTCCCTTGATAAGTTTTGACTTGAATCTGAAAACGCTTTTAAGTCCCACCCAATTCTTAAGTTTACATTCTTCTTTGCCATTTTATTTGAACCAGTTTGGTTTTTGTTTCTTCAATTGTTCTATTTCTTCTTTTGTCCAAGCATTTTGTCATCTTGTTGTTCCCACTCAAATTTAATCAAATCTTGTGGTTTGTGCATTCTTTTATTTCCTGCGCTTTTCAATGTTACAAAAGAAACAAATCTTGCAGTTTCCCATTGTGTCCGTGCCTTTATGTTTTCGCCTATTGTATGCCCTATGTAGGCATCGAATATGGCCGCCATTGTGTAATCATCAAGTGATAACGGGGATTGCTTTAGAACGCCTAAAACAAACCCCCTTATCCAATTTGACAATGGCAATTTTACTTTTTTGCTTCCTTGCCCATGTTATTCAATGCCGCCATATCTTCCTGCATGGCTTGCGTGAATCCGTTAATAAGTGCAAAGTCTTCATCAATGGCATCAATCACAAAATCCTTTGTTACATTTTCGCCTGCTGCTTTTAAACCGCAATATGCAATGTCTACCAAAGTACTCATATTAATGTTGTCACCAATTGCCGATACGCTTGATCCGGTTTCCTTTTCGTACATTAATAGTGCTTTGAATCCGAATTTGAACTTGTACTCTTTGTTTTTAATTTTAATCATTTTTGTGTATTTTAATTTTAATTTGTTGTGTGTTAAAGGTAGTTAATATGTAAAAAAAAAGGTGGGCAAAATACCCACCCCTTAAATCACACATTAACAAGATAAAAACTAAACTGTCGCTTTTGTCACCGCGCCAGTTCCTTCAAAAGAAACTGAAAATGTACTTGATTCCTCAAGGCCATCAGTTCTTCCTAATGAGGTAATATGACAAGATCCGCTATACTCAACGTCACCAGTTACGTCTGTAGTCCATGTTACAACAACCGCTGCACGTGTTACATACGCATCGTATAAATCAGTGAAACCGTATGTTGCATCTTCTGCGAAGAAACCTTCACCGCTTCCAGAGAAAGATCTTTGTCCTTCTAAACTCTCTTTCCATCCTGCTGAGTCTTTTGTGCTTGCGTCACGGGTTGCCATGTCGAAAGTCAAAGAGTTAGATGTTAGGTGTGCAACTGTTACACCTGCTACTTGTATTTTGGCGATTGTGCCATTCAATATTCCAGTACTTGCCATTTTTTCTATATTTTAAACAAATTTAATTTTCTTTACTTCTTTACTTTAGTAATTTTTTTAACTTTGGGTTTCTCTTCATTGTCAAATGCAACTTCAAGAATGTGTTCAACCTTTTCTTCTTTTGTGTAGTCATCAAATTCCTTTGCAACTTCTAATGCAATTAATTCCGCGCCTAACTTATTACTCACACGCAATTCTGTGCCTTCCGGTAACACTCTAAGTGCAACCGCGTGATCTTTTATTAATATAATCCTCATAAATTTGATTGTTTTATTTTTTTATTTATGTACTTTTCTAATTCAACACTCATTGTTTTTTCTGTTGAATTTAACAATGGTCTTGCTGCATCCATAATGAAATCATTTTTTGGTATTCCATAAACACCTTCTTGAATAAAGAAAGCATAAAAACCATCATTCACGGCCCTTGCACCTTTTCTTGGCCCAACCAAAACATTAGGATAATTTTTTAAAGGACTTGTTTTGATTGCCATTGATTTTTTCAAATTGCCAGCTTCATAAACTTTGCCATTTCTCCCTACAATTGGCCCATCTGCAACCGGTGTGTTTGATTTTACTGCTGCCAATATTGGCTTTGCTTGCCTTCTTAAAATCTTTAAGATTTCACCCCTTTTCATTCTGTCGTTAGATATAGCTATTATTTCATTAATAACATCATCTATACCTTCAACATTCAAATTCATAGTGTTCTTGTAGCCGTTAAAAACAAACCTTCACGATCTAATTCTTGAATTTCTATAATGTCGTAATTTGTAGCATTGTAAACTATTCGCATGCTTTCGTTGATGCCTGCAAAGTATCTAATTTTAAACCTTACCTTATTGGTTGCCGTTACCTGGTCCGCATTAATTGCTTCCGTACCGCTTACCTTTTGAACATTGGCAAATGCAGTGTGAAAAGTATCCCATGTCGTTGTGTATTCACCTATTGCATTTGTGGCAAAGTTTTGTACTTGGATTACTATTTTTCTATCTAAACGGCCGATGTTCATATTTCTGTTCTTTGACTAATTAAAGATAATTGATACATGGTGCCGCGTGATATAATTCTACCGGTTGAACCAAGAATTTCATTTTGTCTGTTTTCAAACATATCCGCAACTAACATTCGCAATGCTTGTTTAACCATTGGATCCGTGTTGGCAACTGTGGTAATTTCAATTTCAATTGCAAAGTCTTTCACATAAAGTGAAGGTAAATTTCCTTTAAGTTCAATGTAAGAATATAACCCGTTGTTCCAATGATAATTGTCAGTACTTAAAAGAGTACGTGTATTGTCAAGATCGTAGTAATAAATTGCTATTGTGTCAACCTCAGCAACATCCACACGGAAGTCATCCCATTCTTGCATGTAGCCCAATATAGACCCCTTCACAAAGATTGCAGTCTCATTGTACAACCAAACGTGCGCACTTGCCAAATAATCATTTATAAGGTCATCAAATGAATCATCAAGAATGTTCAAATGTCGTTTAGCTTCAACCAAAGTTAAGGCCCAATTTTCAACCGGTGTGTAGCTGGTTATTTTTTTATTTCTTATCATTTTTTAATTATAAAAAAAGGGATAGGCACAACACCCACCCCTTTTATTTTAGTTATTAGTTAAGATTAACCTAATGTTCCAACTGAAATTGCAGCATCTTGAACAAGAGCCATGTCCCAATAAGAATTAAGGATTAATCTGTTGGTTCCTTTGATAGCTTGTGTGTAAGGATCCATTAGGATTTCAACACCACCAAACTGAGCAACTTGAACTTTTGACCAATCTCCGTAATAAACTGCTGGATTTGTTATGTCAGCAATTTGATTGCTGAATTTAGCCATCATTCCCATTATCATTTCATTAACGATTAAAGGAGATACACCAGATACTTGTGCTGCTGCATATACATCACTAAACAAATCATTTGAAAATGCAAACCCTAAGTTACCACGATTATGGTTGTTTCCTTGTACTTCTTCAATCAAAGCAAGAACAAGTGCGCTGATTGCTGCGTTAGTTACCGGAGTTTTTCCTGCACCTAAATAAGCATAAGCACCGTTTGCGCTATCGTCTGTGAATGCTGCATATTCAACTTTTGCTGCAACCGCTTGAGCGATTGAGTTTCTAAGTGCAGTCTCTAAAGAACTGTTTGCCTGCATTGCTGCTTGTTTTGAATAATCAACAAAAGCTGCAAGTCTACGTGGTGCAAGGTCTTTTTTGGTCATTGCTGAACCGCCATCGATTGCATCAGAAACTTCAGTTTCCCACTGAGTGCTAACTGCACCTAAGATTGGAATACGTTGGTCTGTTGATGTTGCTATTCTTGTAACTCCAAGATCACCTAAAATTGTATTTGCATAAACTGCGTCAACAAAAGACTGTTGTTCAACACCAGATGTACCGTTTTCAGTGATAACCGCTCTGTTCAAAATCATTGAAGGTATAACGATTCCGTTTGAAGAACGACCAATTGCGTTCATTTCTTTTTCACCTTCTTGAGCCATCTCAGCTTCAACACCTTCTAATTTACCACCAAATGCGGCTCTTACTGCTTTACCAAAAGAAAAGTCTCTTACTATTTCTTTTTCCTCTTTACTTACGGTTGCAACTGGTGAACCGCCTAAATTTGCTGCTTTCAATCTGATTTCTTCTAATTTTTCTGTTTTTGG